GTAGGATTACCGTTGTCTAAATACGATATAATATCCGGAACGTCTTTTTCAGCAATGATAAGCTTCTTATTATCTTCCATATTATAACCCTCCTATTTTAATACAATTATTAAATAGTTTTGAGCGGGAAGAAAGAGAGTGCGTATATGCACTCTCTTTACCTCATAAGCGAAAAATAACGAACGGAAAATAGGAAGCAACAATACCCTTTTTTAGAATACAAACATACATGAAAGTTTTTACTTTCATTATAATGTTGATAAGGGTATTATTTTTAAATCTCCCTTATTTATCCAAAGGTTCTGAAGCTTCTTCGACAATACCATCATCATCGTTGTCGCTCTCATCCTCTGAAAGTTCTGCATCTTCTTCTGTTGTGTTATTAGGATTACGTATAGCAGAAAGCATCTTCTGTGCCTTAGCACAAACCTTATCATTGTTAATGAAGGAATTATCAAGCTGCATTGAAATTGAAATCTCATGGATGCGTTCTTCATCTGAAAGTTCTGCATTTTCTTCTTCTGTTGCGCTGTCATTCTTAGCATCGAGCTCCGCAAGGATCTTTTCAACTTCAGGATCTTTTTCCCTGTTCATCCATTTCTTGAACGCTTCTGCATCTTTAATTACAGGGGCGCAATCTTCGATATTGACATCGTACTGTTCCGCTTCTTTAAGCCACTGATCTACAGCTTCAAAACACTCTTCGAGACTTGCATTGCTGTCGATAGCTTCTTTAAAGCTAGGAATATCATTATCTTCATCTGAATCTTTATACTCACTGTAATCAATACTGTCAGGTTCGATTAATTCAGCAAAGCCTGTAGGTAAACCTTTATATGCAAGAACCGCATTTTCAATTTCAAGCGAAACATAATCTTCAAAAGATTCATAATACTTACGGACAACCTTCTGAACACTCTTTGGAGTATGTGATATAACAAAATCGAATACATACTCAAAGACTTTGTCCTTTTCATAATCTCCGAATTTATCTTCGCTCTTCAAATCATTAACAACGATCTGATTAGCTTCACCTACAGCAGTAAAGATAAGATTCTTTACGATAGCCAATACGTCACGAGGGTTTGATTTTCCTCCGAACTTATCAAGTGCCCAGTATAATATCGTTGCAAAAATAGCAATAATGCCGATTGAAATGATGTCTGCAAATGTCATTTTTATTTCCTCCTTAAGAAAAATTAGTATTTTATTCGTTTACAAAAAATGAACACCAAACAAATGATGTAACTTTATACGGACAAGTAATATCACGAGGGATATTCTTATCCTTTAAATACTTGGTGAATTCTCGCCTAGTATTACGTTCAAACAAACCGGAAAAATCGCAATCATATCCAGACATTAGAAGTAATCCCTGGAGTATGTATATTTTCGTATTTCTCTGACCTCCATTATAGTCAACTTCAAGGCCTAAGAAAGTATCAACATCACATTTATTGTTCAGTATAACTTTCTTTCCTAGTTCTTCCCTAGATAAAATTTTCAGAGCTTTCAAAAATCCATTGCGTACTTTTAATGGTGTTGTAAGTTTAAAACTTTCCAATTCAGGAAAGTTCTTTTTGAGCCATCTGGCACAAATTTCTATGTTGTATTCTTCTTCTGAATGTGACATTTTGAATGTCCTCCTATTAATTTTCTTTACTCGTATTCGTTATCGATTATACACACTTATAGAAGGGCTCATGGGTAATTCCATGAGCCCATTCTTTTTACTTATAAAGATAGTACCAGTCATCTCCGCCGAGGTAACCCTGACCGAGGTTATTCTTCTTCTGGAACTCTTTTATTGCATTCATAGTATTTACACCTGCAATACCATCTGCAAGGCCAACGGACTTAAATCCGAGAGTCTTAAGTCTGTTCTGAACCTGCTGTGTGAGAGGTCCTCTGTCGTTCTTTTCGATACTGAAGTTCTTAAGAGCTCCAAGAGTCTTAGGGCCGAAGATACCATCAACAGCAATCTTAAATCCTTTATTTACGAGTACCTGCTGTACAGCCTTAACCTGAGAATTATACTTGTTAGAGAACTTGTATGTAATCTTGGTCGGTGCTGTTGCTGGATTTGGAGCAACAATGTTAGGATTTATTTCATTTTTGAGCTTATTTATATCGCTTGCTGTAATACCAAGAGCTTTATAAACTTCGTTCTTTGTTAATCCATAATACTTGTAGAAGTCTGTCGTAACTGTGTTGTAAGAAACAGTTTCATCGCCCTTGTATATACGAGTCCCTTTTTTATCGAGATGTATATGTGTACGAGTCGTATTGATATTTGCGATTCCGTTAAAGAGACCAAGATCCTGAGCAATACATGCTACATATCTTGTGTCAATTGGCTTGTTGCCATTATAGAAACAAATATCAACACCGTTTCCTTCCGGATGAGGACCAGACCCGTATCCGCCAACTCTTCTGTCGTGAGTAGAACAGCGATGTCCAGATGATGGAATAGCTTTGGTTGCGCCAATAGCTTTCATAAGTATTTCAAGTGATGGTGCAAGTTCGTCGTTAATCTTAATTGTATGTGTTCCTCCACATTTGCAACGAAATTCCTGTATTTTGAAATGTGGTGTTAACTGGGTTTTGTCGTTATAGGCGTAAGATTTAATAACAGCCATAACATTTACCTCCTTTAAAATATTTTATATAAATGTTCTGATAGGGTTAAAAGATACACTGGGATTAACCCAGTGTATCCTTATTTGATTAGATAGATTCATATATGTCTGAAAGGTTGGATCTGAGAAGTTGTGATATATCGTCGAAATTGTAAACTCCGCGTGGTACACTCTCATAGAAAGGTGAGAGCATAAAAGTATTATCTCTAGAATTAATATTAATTCCTTCAGCCTTGATGTCTTTATATGCTTCATTATTGTTAAGATAATTCACATTTGGTTCATGACTTATTGTAAATACATTAAGATTATTTGTGTCATGAAGTAAATTATACCCTTCATCAGGAAGTGCATAGTTTATTGCTTCATAAAAATATGTCTTTTCATTTACATATTTTAAGAATGGCTTCATTGCATTCATTTGCTGACACAAGTGATCAAGACGAATATAATAAGTGGTGATAATATTAGTACCACTACTAGCAGGGATTTTTATTTGTTCGGACGGTATACCAATTTTCACATAGTATCCATCTTTATCGGAAACCATCTCTGTACCTTTTATATATATCTCTCCGGTATATGTGGAATCGTCAAGATCTTCATTCGAATTAGTATCAAATTTTTTAACGATATTAAATTTTCTTCCATATGTCTGTTCGTGAGTAGCATCAGAAGATAACTCATACAGCGGAAGAGCGCAACTAAAATAACCAGCATGAAATACACCGGAAGAACAGTTTTCTTCAATGTATTCTTTAAGCTGTTCAACTGTCATAGGTTTACCGTTTATTTTATCAACTCCAACACAATCTTTATAAATATGAGAAGTTACTCTATCTATCGGCAAATTGATAGGAGAGAAAGCGCTTACATCATATGTATAAGAATTGATTGTGTGGTTATCGCTTCTATTTCCGAGAATAGATCCGTCCAGAGTGATAATTGTGTCATCATCAGAATTGATTCCCTGAAGAGCAATAATGTCTTCTAAAGCATCGCTTGAAGTTGCATCTTCTGTATTACAATTAAACTTTGATGTTATTTTATAAACATCTCCTCGTTTAAATTTAGTTTTTCCCAATCTGATATCATCACCAAAAAGATAATTGTTATCCATTGTTGACATCTTATTGGATTTTGTTATAAACAAGAATTCATGACCTTCTTTGAGATACACCATTGCATCTCCATCGGTCTCAATTTCATTTAATGCTGTACTATTGCGGATATCAACTTCAATTCTCGTACCTGTTCCCATATCCACATAATACTTATAAAAGCCTTTGGCAGTTGAAGGGGAACATTCAGAAATGTTTACCATATATGTGATATTATTTGTCGGAGAGCCATTAATGATTTCTATATCAGGCTTTAACTTGATTCTTGATCTTCTAGAATCTATTGTCTTTGCTGCAACGTAGAATTCGTCATCAGTTGAACTCAAATTAAGAACGTTGAAATATATGTCTTCTCCATTAATATGATATCTTTTTAAATCTATCACAAGAGGAAAATCTTTATTAACGTTCGTGCGTACTTTTTTAAGATAATCATCATCATCGGACTCGCTATATAATGAAAATCCCACCAGATTTTCATTTGTTGCGTTATATTCGTTAAACTTTAATCCTACACATCTATTGCTATCTGTCGATATTTTAATATTGTGGAAATGATTATCAACGAGATGTCCTTCATTAACTTCTTCACCGAATGTTGATTTGTAAGAATTAAGTGGCATATTGTTCAAGTATTTAACAAATTCCAACTTATCATACTTGTTTCGATTTAAGACTTTAATACTGTTTTCCTGTATATCAATTTCATTCATAGCAATATTATCAGGAGTTATTACAGTAATACCATAACCGTTAACTTCAACAGGAGATGGTGATATAGTAACTCGAAGATTTCTACTAATTGCAGATGAGAACATATTTCGACAAATATTAATGATTGATTCTTTATTAATGTCGAAAGAGTCTGAATTGGAATCCAGTTCAATATCAAGTATAGTATTAGATCCGAATACTAATTTATTTTCTCCTGCCGGTATAATATTAAATGTTTCATCAACACCATTTGTTCTGGAGTTAAAGATATTATCGGACATATCCAATGCAGTATAACAGTTTGTATATAAAACTGGCATATTGAATGATGCTACAACATAAGTTTCATCTGTAGTATTATATGATTGATCAGAAGAGTTTCTAATGATCTGAGGATGGTCATAATTAGGATTGAAGAAGTATGTGTTTATTCTTTCTCCTCTTACAACAGTTACAATACCAGTGTCAAGATCTTTACATACATCAACCGCACATGATCTCTGAATGTTTTCATATCTCTTCTTATCTGTATTGTATTCATAATCCTCAAATGTACATTCACTAGATCCTGACATTGTACATATTATTCTATTTCCTCGATATTTTTTACTTATTTTAGCACCACGATCAGGATCGGTGACGCCACGGAGATTAAGATTATCGTTATAAGGAGCTCTATACATTTCTGAGTGTATATTCTCCATATCTATAGTAATAAGAGGATACTGTGTTTCTTTCACGACATCATTTCCAACTACAGTTCCTCCACCAACTGCGGCGAGAATTTCTGCATCGGTCATTGAATTATAGTCTAATGTCATATCAATACTGTTTGTATTTCCAGTATCTATTGTATACTTTTGTGTTCTTGTTACACGATCCAAAAGTATTTCATATGGTACATGACAATACATATTAGGAACTTTTACTGTAGATCCGTCACTTGACGGTTTAGAGTAAATAATTCCTAATCTATGAGAAGTTGCACTTGAAGCTGACATAGCTTTATCAATAAATGTATATACATTAAATGTGTTACCGTTAATAATAACAGGCTTTGATGTTGGAATGTTGACGGGAGATCCAAAATCCGACTTTTCATTGTCAGTAAGACTAATTACTGCCATATTATTTGAGTTTGGAAGCACTTTATCACGAATCGAATTAGGAATATGAGGACAGTTAAATGCCATAAATACATCATTATCTTTAAAGATAAATGGCTTAACCTGCTGAGCCGAAGCGACTCCTTTATCTCTAACATTAGTTGGATAGTAATTGTGAACATGAACCACATTTACAGGAGAATCAATATTTATACCATACATACTTCTAAATGAATTAGGTTTGAATATGATTCTGTTATTCTCCATTTTCAACGAATCGATATTATTTTCCATATAAATAACGGCAACAGCGTTATTATATTTCTTCATACCTTTGTCGTCACAGTTTTCATAATAATACATTTCTGTATTATAGTCTTTACCGAAATAACTATCGATATATCTATCCCACATAACATCCTTTGTACATCTAATATCGCAGTTTCTGATAACAACTTCAGCTGGACGAGTTTTCTGGGTCGACGGATTTTCGATAGTGTTTCGAGTATATCTTTTATTGGTACTTATATAAACCATCATACCATTACTGTTGTTGATATATGTAGTACCATCAAATTCGATATCTCCATTAAGAATAACGGTTTCGTTACCGATAATAGTAGATCCTTTAATCTTAACAGGATTAAATTTAGAATTGAAACCAAAAATAATAGGCATTTCATTACAGTTTTGTACCGATTCTGCAAATCCGGTTGAACTATAAGTATTTGTGCCGGTACTAAATCTCTGTTTATTGACAGTTTTTCTCTGTCTAAGTTCTATTTTAGACGATCCTGTAAGAGTGTAATCAATTTCGCCCTTATCATATATACTGTAATTCTGATTAACATCCAGACCTGCTACTCTTGTTGGAACGAAATCGAGCCAATCTTCCTGAGTATTTTTAAATCTGACGCTGTTAGGATTTATAAATGTGCAATTATTAACATGGCATCCACCATTTCTTCCCAATATAAGATTGGTCGAATCGAATATGTGTTTATAATTTGCACTTTCACCTACAGTAGAAGTTGGACCATCGAATAACTGAGACCATAAAACTGTAGACCAAGCCAGAGCTTTGGTATTATTTATATTATAATGACCGTTTCCTCTAAACTCAAATGTTATTCTTGGACTTCTTCTAACAAAAGTTTCCATATTATAAGCATTTCTCATAGCAGTTCCATGAGGACCACCAACAGATGAATTACTCATATTAAAAACGCAATCATTAAGAACAAATCCTATAACACCAAATCTCTTATATCTATTAAGAGTATCAACATGTGCACCCTCAAGATGCTGTGCAAACTTTCGAGGAGTATACAGTGTATTATTGAGTATATCGTGTTCGTATAATTTCGAAATGAGAATATGATCGGATGGATGTTCATCCTGCATAACAATTTGATCGCCTGTCTCTGGATTTGTATACATTATCTTATTTGTAGATGAGTCCAGTTCACATGATAAATCATTATTAAGTCTTGCAATATTGAGATATAAACCATATTCATTTGGCATTCCTATTTTATACATAATCGTTGTCAGATCTGTGCTAGGACTATATCCTGATATAGCTTCTTCATAGTTTATAAGTTTGACAATATAATAGTCTGGAAGTTTCTTTTCAGAATACAGAGAAATTACATGTCCATTAGTATTATAAATTCTTATTGTCTGAATATTGTTTTCATTTTCAGGCATGTCGTATTTCATGATATTGATAAAGTCTTTATAACTATCATAATTAAACTCGGACTTTTTAATAACCTGAACTTCTCTGCCGTTAAACTCGAGAGTTTCGGTTTCGAAATCAGCAATAACTCCAGAGTAATAATTAGAATTATTGATGTATTTGTTGTATACATTCTTTCCGATTCTTGCTACTGTAGCCCATACTGTATTATCAGGAGATGTAGCGAATTCATTGGAAGGTCCAGAATTTACAACATCGAAATTACAACTATCGATATTAACAACAGGAGCTGTTACCGGATTGAAGTAATCACGAGTGTTGAACGGAGCAGCAAGCGATTCATTATTATACTTAACATTTTTTGGGACATTGATAAAGCTCAATGTCATATAAGAATTATTAAGAGCAAGGCTCGAGTCTCTAGTTCCTGAAGGGGAATCCGAAGGAACTCTAGAGAAGATCTTTACACCTTCAAATATCGAATCGTCTTCGGTATTTGCAGAATCGTTGTTAGGAATATTGAATCGGTAATCAGGGAATAATGTAATATTACTTCCTATAAGATTCAGTCTAGCGTTCGTTAAAGGAATTGAAGCGCCGTTTGGAAGTAAATAATCATATACCTGTGATCCATCAGATGAATTTAATAAGTTATTATCCTTCAATATATTTATTGTCGGATAAACCTTAATAAATGATAATGGATCGACTGGACTCATACTATATCCTCGCCAACCTAATTTTGTAGTTGTATATCTCATATCTCTTGTATCATAACGTCCTATGCAATTTGAGATAGTGAGAGTACCAGAATGAAGATTGATAGGATTTGGATTATACGAAAGGTCATAAAGTTTTGAATATAACTTACAATTATCAAAAATAACCTGACCGGAGTTTTGATAAAGAATGCCGGCACAATTAATTGTGGAGTCGGATATTCTCAATGAAGGAGTGAATTCATATTCTCTATTAAATAGAGTTCTGTTATGAATTTCATCGTTTATATATTGATCGTGTGTAGGAGATTCTCCTGCAACATATTTCATTCCTATGTATTTATAAGAATCTGGATTTCCGGAAGATCCGAATATTTTTGATCTATATAATACTGGAATATTTTTAATAGCTCCAATAGTATATGATGCTGTATCTGGATGCTGTCGAGATACAATACCCATCTTCTTAATCGTAATTGTCTTATTTATAGGATCGATATTATAATAACTTGTCAAATCCTGAATATTTGTATATGGGGTAACATCTTCTCCAAAGAACGCTCTTGAAGGAACAACACCATATCCAGGATCACCATCTGGAAGTTTTGATCCGTTGTGGAACGAATAAAACATCAACAGTGAATATTGTACATTGGGATTTGTAAAATCGTAATTAGCAAATTCTGGGTTAGAAGATACTGTTAAAGTTTCTGAAGCAGATGTAATTGTATACATTTCTGGGAAGTATTCTGCATCGAGGCATACTGTAGTATAAGCATTCTTATAGCCATTTGACATGTTTATAAAGTCCTTAACGTTAGTTCTTGTAATCAATGTATCACTAGAACTATTGACGATAAGATTAGAATGTCTATTTATTACACCTTCCTCATTCTTCTTACCATTCTTAATATCACAATTATCAATGCAAACTTTAGCCCTTGCTGAGTTTATATCAATAGCTGTTCCTAATGGAGTGTATCCGCTAGAAAAGAAATGGAAATTACTGTTAATATCTCCTCTATCCACGTCAGGAATGGATACGTTATCTACATATGATTCATCGCATATTGTAATTTTACAATCTTCAATGCGAACTCTCTTATCAGATTCGGATTCGATATAGATACCTACGCTGAAAGTTCTAAGGGTAAGACCCTTGATTGTGATATTTAATGGAAGAGCTCCATCTATGGATAAGAAAGCAAGTCTTCTTGGGAAGAGGTTACCATAAGCATTACCTTCTTCATCAGTAAAGTGAGCTTTACCATATTCCTTTGTCCAGAAGTCGTACTGCTCCCATTCATTAGTTTCAGGATTCAATGCAATACAGTTGAAAAGTGCTGCATATATTTCATTATTATTTCGACGAATCTTAGGAACATAACACTTTGACCAATCAAGTACGATTTCATTATCGAAGTTATCATCATCGTACTCGATTTCAGAGGCTCTGTCCTTATTAGTTCCAGAAATAGACATGATAGAAGATCTGTTCTGTCTATTGAAACCTCCGTATACAAAAGTGGTATTAGAGTAATCGGTACCCCATTTACCTACAATGCTGATAGTGAACTTCTCGTTTAATAAATGCTCTCTTCTTTCAGTATCTGTCATCTTAATATTAAATTCTGGAGAGTTGTTGTCAATGTCGTAGTCTGTATCAGCAATGTCTTCCGTACTATAGTCATACATATCTACAAGTATATTAACAATTTCTCTAAGAACAACGTTATCATTTTTACCATTACAATGGTATGTCATATGCTTTGTTGTAAGACCGTCATCATTAGAATTATTGAGAGAAAAAATAAACATCGACTGGTTAGCAATATCAATAATAGTCATAACGTAATCACCGTTATTGAACTCATTATCAGATAATCTCTTACCGTCAAAACTATATACATTAGAAGCTGGAATATCAACTACAGTTTCATCCGACTCTTCTGCGTTTCTTAAAGAAAAAAGAATATAATCATCTGGAAGATTATTTCCAGATGTATCTTTAGCACTAAAGTTGCTAGTAGCTTTAAAAAGTTTAATTATAAGTCCGTTTAATTTAACAGGATATGATGTGTCCATACGAAGTATGTTAAAAGACTTACTATTGTCTTCTGGGTCTACATGCTTGGTATGAACTAAATCCATACGTCTGGTAAGTAATTCTGATCCCATAATTAGTCCTCCTTATTACTTGAAATTTATTATAAAGTTCCATAAAAAAGAAACGTGGAGGAGTCCCCACGTTTCTTATTGCTACATTTTTGGCCGTATATTGTAGGCAAAGTATATTTTTGAGATGGTCTTATATAACTCACGGTTCAATGCTTGATTATAGGATTTATCTAAACACCGAACATCGTTATCATTAACCATCATATCTAAATAGAAGCTTCTGTTACCAGCATTGATTTTAAATTTTGAATTGGCATTAAACTCTCGATAGAATCCTGGTTCGAGGAGTCCATCGTTATAGTCGTCGATAAAATGTGAGATGTAATTTATAGCATGCGTATAGTTCTTACTTAATACAAGATTCAATAACTGAATCAATGTAGGAACGTAGTGTTTTGCATGTAATGGAAGTATATCATCTCTAATGCCTTTAACATCAAGTTTATTATAACCGTCGTAATAAAGCTCAATATGAAACTGTTTCATATTGATCATCATTTGATAACGGTTTTTTAGATTAAACTTGACATATCCAAATTTAGTATATTCGAGTGGACGAGTTACAAAGATTGCATCTTTCTTTATAGATATAATCTCATCATCCTGAATAAGATTAGCATTGATAAGGTTTAAACGAGCTTGTTCAAATCCTTTGTTCAACGCTTCAAGAATATCTTTATCTTTTTGCATCATACCTATCTGAATTTGTCTTTCCATTTTAGGTAATGATGCGAGATAATTATAACGGTTGATATCGATCTTACCACATTCGAGTAAGATCGATATATTTGCTTTTGAGATATCGTATTCGTATATCTCGTGTATAACAAAATCAACTGGTAATGTATATAAACTCTTTTGATAGAGATTAGATATCATTTCAGATCACCTCAATTTTCTGGATCTGTATAAAGATTTTTTATACCATAAGTATTGGCATAAATCTTAAATTCTTCATCAAGTAGATGTATACCTGATGCAGAAAACGTACCTTCTTTCAAGGTATCTATATCGTCCAAATCGTATCCTATTAACAAATTTGAGACGTATTCGTATCGTTTATAGATAAACGATATTAAAGAATCGACCAATCTATTGGAGAATTCATTGTTTGGATTTATAAGAATACAAACATCTGCTCCATTGTATAGAGGTCTCATTATATCTAAAAAGGCTTTATAAGCCTCCTTATTGGTTAATACGAATCTCATATACCACTCGTCAAAATCTTCCATATATGAAATTCCCTGAGGGTAATATGTTAACGGATTTAACTGTGAAATAGTTGGATATCCCTCAATAAATGAAGACAAGTTTAATATCACCGGACATAAGTCATCCGGTGATATTGGTACGGGTGTAAATATAAGCATTTAAGATGCCCCCTTGGGGATAATCTTGGTTACCCCGTTCGGATTTATGTTTGGAAGAGTATTGTTATATTCTTCCATAGTCATATATCCATATTCAACGAGCTTCATCAAGATATTAGGAAACTCGGTAAAATTGAACGAGCAATACATCGGGAATTGATATAAATACTCAAATCTTATTGAAATTACTCCGATTTCGTATCGTAAAACAGAGTCGAGTGTATTCATGAATATATCCGGATCGGATGTATTGCAAAACAATACAATATTGATTCCTCGATAGAGAGCCATTACAAGTAAATATATAAAACTTCTGACTTCTTTCGAGGACAGGTAATCTCTGTACAGATAATCGAATCCATTGTAATCATTATAGTCGATTAATCTGAACAATGTTGAAGGTAATGGCAGTAAGATACTGGCATTGATATACCCCTCAATATTAATAGGCGTGTCGTCGAGAACAACGACACGCGTTTTCTGGTTTGGATGTGCTCTCGCAAACCAATCGATTTGCTGATAATCTTTACAGATCACCAACTTTCCAAAGTTGTTCATTTTGGTTTCCTCCTCTGAGTTTTTATTATTAATTATTACCTTCCCTATATCCCCTGCTCCTCTATTATAGAGATGTTTCGGATATAGTAAAAGTTTAATAATTATTAACGACGACGTCCTTTCTTCTTTCTGTTCTTTCCTCCTCCATTATTCTTAAACTGATTCTTTCTGTTATTCATAACAGCTCTGATTTCTTCAGGTGAAGGATTATCCGAGAAAGTTCTGTCGGTATTTATAGGTTCTTCTTCGATTGTAGTTGTATCTTCATCAATATCTTCTGACATTTCTACCTCTTTTTCAGGTTCTTCTATGTCAGAAGTATCATTAGATGACTCATTGTTTAAATACTGTCTGTATCTATCACAATGAGCCTGTACTGCTCTGAGTCCAGCTTCATCGAGTTCAGTTGTACCCTCTTCAACAACATAAGATTCATCATCTTCTTCGTCATCTGTTGTCGCTTCCTCTTCTTCAACATCATCGTCATCTTCTGCTTCTGTTGAATAGTAGTCATTAACAGCATCAACAATAGGCTCTACATTCGATACGATATCATGAGCCTCCTCTTCTGAATCGCACTGATGTACATTAACCGGACCACGATCAGTATCAACAACTATAGGATCTACAGTCTCTGGTTCGCAAGAAGCATCCTTAAGTGTAAACTTATCCTCTGCAGGCTCTTCAGGTCTTACGATTCTAACCTTAAGATCATGTCTAGGATATCCGAATACCTTACGGAACATTCTATTTTTATCCTTTTCTGACATTGGTATATTGTGTACATACACCGGTGTCTGAGGAATAGGTGCAATAATGTCTGATCTTCCAGCTGAAAGATCCTTATGGATTACTCTTCCATCTTTTAATCTGCAACTTATTTTCATGGTACATACTCCTTTACTCTTTCCTTGGTTTTGTTGATATATTGAAAGACCGGTAGCTTGTCTGAGTTTATTGATATCGGTACCGTCTTTCTTAAACAGAATGGGATCGAGATTATATTCTCGACCACAATTAAGACATATGATTTTGTCAAATCCTATGTCATAATCTATTGTTCCACCACATATATGACAAAATAGCTTTCTTCTATCCATCACAGATGCAGTGGGGAAATCCAGTAATACAGGTCCGAACCCTGGGCGAACTCCCCAGTTCTTAAACGATCTCGAACCTATATCGGAAATTCCGATTGCTCTTTTGTAGATTTTTTCAATGATTATGTCCGCAATAGGCAGGACAAGATCTTGAAAGTCCCTTTCATCAAGAATCGGATCGACTTTTTCTTCGAATGCTATAGCTCCATTAGGAGTTACTTCGAAGACTTTACAGCAGTACGGTTTAAACACATCCTGCATTAAGAATTCATCTTTATTATTCTTAAGACCAGTTTCGTCATATGCTACAATAGCAATGATCGTAGGATCAAAAGTACAATAGAAGACACGACGATTAGTTCCTCCATGGAAGAACTGAAATCCTCTTGAATTCATTATTTCTCCTATAGCTCTATCCTTTTCTAATTTAGAGGAATATCTTGGAGATATCGCAATATATTCAAGTTGTTCAATATCCTGCTGACTGAAGCATGAACAAATAGGTCTTGCTCGCCAACTGTCAAACATCTCGATATATTTGTTATCGATCATTTGTTTCTCCGTAACTGGAGGCTCAATAGATCGATAGATCTTATTTAAGTGAGGATGAATCTTCATCATTAACCCTCCCTTAAATATTTACAAATTCTGACGTTGGTTCTGATATATAACCACTCGTCAGAATATATTTTTTAGCATCCGATTCGTTCATCTCGGATAAGCTTGGTAACACCTCATAAGTTCCTGGAGGTTTTAAATCAGCCCCAACACTCATATCAGTTTTACCATTACGCATAACCTTATCGATAAACATCTTTCGTCTAAGGTCATAATATGACTTCATGGAATTACATAATCCCTGATTATCCATAGAGCTATTAGCCCCATAGATTTTGTCATACGCATAGATATCTCTTGCGAGATTATAATCAGAAATAAATCCTTCCGATGGATTTATTTTGTTTACATCAATTCCTGAATGGGCAAATGTAGACGCATAGCCTCCTTTTACCTGCCATCTATCGCCCCTTAATACTTTCATTATATGATGTAACGCTTCCTTCTGATCATCTTTTGTTAATTCGTCCCAATATTCCGACATCTTATCTTCTGGGCCAAATAACTGTTCGAGAGTATAATGGTTATACTTATCCATTCTCTCGGCTCTCTCTGCCATAACGTGACAGTATCCTTCATACCACTTATAATCAATCAGATATGGAGTCCAGAACGATCTATATCTTCTCTCCGCCAAGTCGTCTGACTGTCTAGTATGAATGATTTCGTAATAACCCTTTTCCGGATCTGCTTTTCTACTTGTTGCTGGTACATATGTACCATCATCACGTCTAAATCCGACTTTAAGGGTAATCTTCTCCTTTCTTATACCATTAATATCATATCCCTGTGTATTCTGTGGGATATAATTATCATTATCGTCATCGCCATTCATTGCCGCATTCTCAGCAGCTATCGCTTCATTAACCTCCGCAATTCTTTTTTGACGATATTCCTTTTCTTCATTAGCAGGACGATATCCGTACATGTCCTCCATTTGAAGTTTCTGATTTTCATATTCTTCAGTCCCAATGATTCCTTTAAAATGAGCCATTGATTCGAACAAAAGCATATGAGTTTCACACTTACACTTTCTCAGATCTTCCCATGCCTCCAAATACTCCTCTTCAGTATCGTAGTCATATGGGTCAAGTTGAACTTCATTTGCGCAAGGCAAATAGTTCAACCAGAACTGATTGTTATATGGATTACTAATTACAGTTCTTGGTCGATTTAGTGAATCGTTTCCAAGTATCTGATTCATCCATACTGAAAACTGTCTTGATGCTTCGTTAATAAACATTGCATTCTGATACGCAATCATGTTATAATAACTATTAGCATCAACGTTTTCCGGTACAGTATACCCGATCTGTGGCGGAGTCATAATACCATAATAAGTTCCTCTCATTTTATTATAGTATTGATCCTCACAGTAATTCATTGTTTCCATATATTCTTTATTCATATATGGATTATATGCAGGATAGCTATAATCAGAATAGTTCTGTGGCTGTGTCTGCATTTGGTACGGAGTATAAGTATTAGTATACCCCGAATATGATTGTTGTTGCAAGGGGTGATATGTTCCTTCCCCTCCAACATAAGAACAAGTCCTAATTAAATTAGGATCGTTGTTAAGGACGCGCTCTACTGCTGTCATCCCTGTGAAATCATCGATCTCGCCATTTGTAGCGAGATCTTCCAAAATTTTTTCCTGCAGCTGTCGAGCATGTGCTACGTCAGCTTCAGTTTTTCTTTTGACATCTTCAGGAAGATTTTTATCGAAATCTTTTCCTAAGATATCATCTAAGTTTGTTATCAAAATACGCACAACTCCTTTCATAGTTTAAACACATGCGCATATGTTCACCCTTATAATATATAATCATATGACATTTTGAAGAACTAATAAATAATCAACTCTATATAGGCACATATAGGAAAAGGAGGTAAAGTTATGTTTGATCCTAAGGTGTTTTTCGATGGTCTACAAGTATACAACCCTAGTAAAGGTAGATACGAAAAAGACGGTATTAAAATACCGAGCGTTACAGAACTACTTAGCTATATCGATAGTGAAGGTCTAATCAATTGGGCTAATGCTATCGGTAGACAAGGAATGGATAATCAAAGTATTCTTCGAACTGCAGCACAGTATGGTACAAATACTCATAGTGCTATTGAAAAATTTCTTAATGATAAAACAGATGATATGTTTATTTCAACAAGCGCATTTGAGGCTTTTAAGTTGTGGTGGTATAAACTAACCGAAAACAACAAAGTTGAAATACTCGGTCAAGAAGAACCGTTAGTATGCGATTATTTTGCGGGTACTTATGATCTTCTTCTCTCTATTAATGATAAACCGTACCTTATTGACTTTAAGACATCTAATCATGTTGGGTATAAATACTTTATGCAGTTAGCAGCTTACAGATATCTCCTATATAAACTCAAAGGAATCAATATCCAGGGGTGTGTTGTACTTAAACTCAATAAAGGACCAAGACCTAAGTTTCACGAATTCACTCTTAACTTCGACGACCCTATTCACTATAATTATATCGAAAATAGTTTTATGGCGTTTACTGGGGTCGTATATACTTGGCATAATGCGAAAGCTTGCGAAGCTACATTCAAAGAACTGTTTTGTTAAATATTAGTATGGTAGGGATTTCCTACCATACTTTTTTACCGCATAAAGAACTACCAAATAAATTATAATAGGGAGGTTAAACAACGTGTTACCGATAATTCAGAACAGGGGATCGATGATCGAAGTTCATACTGGGGATATTCATTTCGGAGCTATGGATCCGAAAGTTCAATATGATATATTAATGGAACAAATGATCGCTAAAGTTAAGCCTTTAAAATATGATGCTTTCTTTATCAATGGAGATTTGTTTCATCATAAGTTTATGACAAATTCAGATGTTGTAATGCATGCTTCTATGTTTGTGGACGCTATTGTATGTGACTGTCGAGCTAAAGGGGCGACATTAGTTATACTTCATGGTACTGGTAGTCATGACGCTAATCAGTTAAAGATATTCTATCATTATATAGCATCCGATGTTGATGTAAGAATAGTAGAACATATGCAGTTTGAAAATATCAAGAACAGCAGAGTTTTATGTATCCCAGAAGAATATGGTATGGGTAAAGAATACTATGAACAAGCACTCAAATATTCAGGACTTTATGACATGGCCGTACTCCATGGAACTATAAAAGGTTCTATCTATGGATGTAACGAAGAAGACCTCGATTCAGTAAAAGCTCCAGTATTTGATATGAATAGCTTTAATAACTGTCTTGGACCAGTGATTTGTTCTCATGTCCATATACCTGGATGTTATTATAACCATATATACTATGCAGGAAGTCCTCTTAGATGGCAATTTGCTGAAGAGGAAGAAAAGGGTTTTTTGATATTACTTCATGATCTTGACAGAAGAATGTATTATTTACATCTTGAAGAAATTCAGTCTTTTAGATATGATACTATTAACTTAGACGATCTAATTTCCTATGATCCTAAGACTATTATAGATCACATTACTACATTAAAAAATAAAGGGATTGACTATATCAAGGTAAGATTTAACGAAACAAGCGAATCTGTTCGTCTAGTTAAAGAATACTACAAAAATAGTTTCAACGTTGTCATAGATGCCGAAGATGCTCAATTTAAAGAAACATTGAGAAAGAATCAGGAAGCCAATGATCAGTATAAGGGATATGAATATATACTTGATCCTAATATGTCTCCATATGAAATCTTTACAAGATATGTAAATCAAGAAATTGGTCATCAGTATATAACAGTAGAAGACTTAACTAAAATCTTAACAGAATAAAAAAAGAAAGGGTGGATCTCTCCACCCTTTCTCTTATTTTGCTGAGGCTACTGGAACCTTTACAATATCCAGCATACGCTGGAATTTTGTTGCTGATTCCATATCTCTAGCTTGGATGCATTTTGCAATGCTTGCCTCCAAGCTAGAGATTAGTCGCAACACATCCTCATTTGAAATGGGGAGGTTATTATTGTTATTGGGATTATTCATACAATCCCTCCTTTCTACCAAAATAATATATAAATGTATATTATTATTTTGACATGCTAAAGTTACCTGATTAGGTACGTTTAGGAATCTTTCCAAATTATTAAATTAATATATTGGAAACATTATGATAACAAGCATTAAATTGAAAGGGGATTATAAAATGAGTGTTTATAACCCATCTAACTATAGAAAATTAAAGGATAAGACAAAAATTATCAATCATCCTCTTAATCCTTATCTTGTAGAGTCCCTCATCAGTTATACATTAACTGATGATTTAACAGAAACAAACTATAAATCGGTAAAAGATCTTCTCGATTTGGTAGAGAAGAAATATTACGACTCTCAACCAGAGTCTTATAAACAAATTCAGGCTGTTAAGAAAGGCTTAGACGCTAGACTTAACGGTGGCGTAACAGATATTAATCTTATTAAAAGCGCCATGGCTGAGGGCTATGGTGATAAATTTGACCAGTTGTTCTCATCAGTACATACTTTGAGTGAGAATGATATAAATGAAATTAATAAGCAGGTAGCAGATGAATACGAAAGATCTGACTATAATGCTATTGAATATAAAATTCAGAGAGCTACAGATGTTATCACTGGTGCTAGTCAGGATGACCCGTCTGAAGTTTTCAATGATTTAAACTCTTCAATCGAAGAGATTAATGAAAGAAAAGCAAAAACGATCAGTGACGCTGATATTTTAAGCGGAATGATCATGCCAATGGATCAAGAAGCTTCACGTAATTATTATGAGCAGTATCATGAACGTTCAAACAGACCTACAGCATGTTTGAAGACAGGAATTGAAGCTCTTAATGAATTTATGCGAGGAGGATTATACCCTACAAAGGTATATTCTTTATTTGGTATTCAAGGTCGAGGTAAATCCATTACTCTTTTAGACCTTGCTATTCAAGCAAAAAGATATAACGAGTATTATGTCTGTAAAGATCCTTCGAAGAAACCTATGATTGTTTATTTATCTCTTGAAAACACTTATGATGAAACAGAAGAGCGTAAATTTACAATGGTAAACAGAACTACGCATGCAATGAAAGAGTACGACCCAAATGAAGTTATGCGTATGATGAATAAAAACTTTCCGACTAATGAAGACTCTAATAATATTTCTCTTTGTATTAAGTATGAAGAAGCAAATAGTATTACAACTTCATGGATATATTCTCTTTATAATGCTCTTGATAAAGCAGGTTACGAGTTAATAGCACTTTTTGTTGACTACTTAGCTCTTATAGAACCTGAACTTCCACCGTCACAAAGAGCATATGCTATATCTGAAGAAAGATTTAGATTGGAATCTTCAATGGTACAGCTTAAAGTAGCTGCAACTAAACTTGATATTCCGATAGTTACTGCAGGTCAGCTCAATAGAAATGCTAATATGATTATTGAACAGGCTCAAGCGATGAATAATCCAGATCCTGTATCTTTATTAAATCTTTCACACATAGCCGAGTCTATGGGTATCGCTAATAAGATGGACATGGGTATCATAATCTGTCCAGTAATATTTGATGGAAGAAAGTATCTTGGTATGAACATGATTAAATCGCGTTATACTACACTTTCTCCGAAGATTACAAATGGTAAGTCATCATTCTATCAGCCATATGCATCGGTTGGTTCTAAGGATGATGTTAATGGAAATAACTTACTGAGTATTAAGCTATTGGAAGATGTGAATAAGAGAACATCTCATTTCCTTACATCTTTCGAACCTACTTTAAATCAGTTATCCAAACCTAAAACTGTAATAGACGAAAATGTTGAAGTTCCAGATAATAGTAAACGGGGACCTCAGACAATCGTTTCACCTACAGTATGTA